TTGAAGATGGCGAAAGAGCAGCAATTAGATATATCAATACAGCGGATGTAGACAGGGATAACGAGATAGTCCTGCCCAGTGGTGGCCAGGTCAATGATTTTAAGAAAAGCCCAACCGTGCTATATGCCCATAATTATCAAGGTTTGCCAATAGGCAAAGATATTTGGTTAAAGTTAGTACAAGGTAAAGGATGGCTTGCCAAGACGGTTTATGCGAAACATCAATTAGCAGTTGATGTTTATAACCTGGTAAAAGAGAAATTTTTAAATACAAGTTCAATCGGCTTTATACCTTTGGAATCTATCAAGCCAGAAGACAAAGACTGGGATAGTGTAGGTGAAAGCATTAAATCGGAATATAACATTAACGAAAAAGTATTTAATAAGGCAAAAAGAATTTATACAAAATGGCTACTTCTTGAACATTCGGATGTGCCCGTTGCCTCAAATATTTCAGCTTTGAATATCGCAGTAGGTAAAGGGCTTAAAATCGAATCGAAAGAATTAATAGATGATTTGAATATCGAAATAACCGATGAAGAAGATAAAAGCGTTAATGAAATTATAGATGAAATAGAAGATGAAGTTGAATTATCTGAGAAAGGCAAGAAAAAACTTAAGGAAGGCTTAAAGGATGTAGCAGAAGGCAAGGTCGAAGAAATTGATATAGATAATTTGGAAGCTGAATTAGAAGAAAAAAACACCGTTACCAAACCCGAAGAAACCGAAGATTATATCCACTTACCAGCAAAAGGTGAGGAAGGCAAACATGATGGACATAGGATAAGGACTATAACTATATCTGATGAAGAAGGAATTAAGGCATTATATTGTGGTGAATGCAAAAAAGCTATTACTTTTCTTTTCGATAAATCTAAAGGTTGGACAATGGCAAAAGCTAAGAAATGGATGGAAGAACATGGCAAAAATATATCAAGTTATTACGAAGGAATGGAAGAGGCAACCTTAGATAATTTAGAACAGGAAGAATTTACCATTAAAGATATCGAGGATGAGATTAAATATATTGCAAAAGTAGGTAATACAAAACCTGCAATGCCATTTCAAGAAGAGAAACAAAAAGAAGAGCCGAGTAAAGGCTTTAGTCTTAATGAAGTGTATGAAATCATTAAAGAAAATAGAAAACTTATAGATACACTTGAAAAAGTAATAGTTGAACTAAAAGCTGGTGCAGTCTTAAACAGAATAAATAAACAAGATTTAAAAGATGCCCAAGCTAAAATTCAAAAGGTATTAGATTCTGCCGAAACTGCCGAACCTACAGAGGAAGGCAAAGCAATTGATGAACTGGAAATAGAAGATGACAGGGTATTCGATTTAGAAGAACTTGATGACCTGGAAATCGAAGAAAAAGAAGCCAAAAAAGAAAGTGATGTATTTGATATTGACGAAAAAGAACTGATCGAAATAATCCATTCAGCTTTAGAATCTCACATTAATAAAAGTGTTGAAAATGTAAGTAAGAATATCAAACAAGATATTGATGATAATTTTAAAAGATTGACCGGAAAGGTCATGTAATAAAATAAAACTTTTATTACGTTATCAGATGAAATACAGGTTTTAGCCGGAGATATACAAGTTATATCAGGTAGAGAAACATATTCCATTAGAGATAATGAATAATTGAAAAACAAACAAGAAAGGAAGTGTTGGAATATGGCAATGACAAAGGAAGAATTAATAACTGTAATAAAAAGCAATACAGAGCTAAGCGACGAAAAGCTTGGACAGATTGCTGAAAAAATCAAGGGCTCTATGATGGAAGAGCTTAATGAAAAATTGGAAAAGTTAACAAAAGCACAAGAAAACAAAATGCAGAAAGTAGATCCAGAAGTAAAGAAAGATGAGCCAAAATGGGATTCTTTTGGCGAACAACTTATGGCAGTAAAGAAGGCCTATGATCCATCGAATAGAGAAATAGATAAGAGATTAATAGAAATTAAAGCTATATCTGGTGCAAATGAATTAGTGGGTGCAGAAGGTGGATTCTTGGTCAGTCCGGAATATTCGGCTGAAATTCTAAAACAAACTCACGATGTCGGTATAGTGGCAAAGGATTGCAGACATATTACTATTGGCGGAAACAGATTAATCATCAATGCCCTAAACGAAACTTCTCGTGCAACTGGTTATCGTTGGGGTGGAATACGAGGTTATTGGGTAGCTGAAGGTGGAGACTTAACTAAATCTAAAGTAGATTTAAGACAAATTGACTTGAAGCTCAATAAATTAGGTGCATTAAATTATGCTACTGAAGAATTATTGGTGGATGCCCCTGCTTTAACCTCTTTAACAACTCAAGGTGTCGGAGAAGAATTTGCCTTTATGATTGACGATGCAATAATTAATGGAACTGGTGCAGGTCAACCTTTAGGAGTCAGGAATAGTGCTTCTCTAAAATCAACTACTAAGGATACCGGACAGACTGCGGCAACTGTTACTGCTGATAATGTTATGAATATGTATAACAATATGCCCGCTGCTAATAGGGTTAAAGCAAAATGGTACATGATTCAGGATGTAGAGCCTTGGATATGGAAATTAAATTTAAAAATTGGTACTGCTGGTGTTCCGTTATTTATGCCTCCAACTGGATTAGTTTCTGTACCTAATGGAACTCTCTTTGGTAGACAAATTCAGGTAATCGAACAATGCCAGACCTTAGGTAGTGAAGGCGATATTCTCTTGCTCGACTTAAGCCAATATCTGATAATCGAAAAGGCTGGCGGAATCAATGCTGCAAGTTCTATCCATGTAAGATTTACCAATGATGAGCAGACCTTTAGATTTACTTATCGGATTGACGGGCAGCCAATGTGGAATTCAACTCTAACTGCTTATATTAGTACGGTAACCAGAAGCCCATACGTAACTTTAGCGGCAAGATAATAAATAAAGAATAAAAGGAAGTGAATAAATATGTCTCAATTATGGAGTGAAATTAATAAGGTAGTAAACGTACTAAACCCAGCAACAGTAACTTCTGGTTCTGCAGCAATAACAAATACTGATGTAGTCAACCTGGAGAATTACAAAAAGTGTACATTTTTGCTAACTTTTGGAGCAGCCGCTGACCATGTAGCAGCTGTTACAGTAAATGCATTTAGTGCCAATACAACCGGAGGTTCTGCGATAGCTTTTAGATATCGAACACAAGAAACATCAGATGTACAAAGTGCTTCAAGTTCAGGTACTACATTTAATACCACAACTGGATCGGCGGGTGCAACATATATAGTGGAAGTAGATGCGCCAACCGTAGCCGCTGCCGCTGCAGGTTATGATCATACTTATATGATTATAACTAATAGTACTGGCAATATTACTGCGAGATATGCCAGTTGTGTAGCCGTATTAAGTGAGCCAAGATATCCGCAAGCTGTATTGCAGACTGCAATTGATTAGTTAAGGAAGGAATAGGGAACGCTATTAGTCTATTGCTAAATTAAATTAGTTATGACTGCAATGCTTCCCTATCCCTACTAAAAATTGATTTAGAAGGAGGTTATAATGTCTCAATATTTAGTTAAACTTTTTAATGACTGGCGTGGATATAGGACTGGCGAAGTGATTAGTGTAACCAAAGATGTAGCCAAAGCATTAGTAGAACAGAGCATTGGTGAATATGCTAAATCCAATAAACCAGAAGAAAAAGAGTTTAAAAAAGAAATAAAAAGCGCACCTAAAGACAAACAAGTCAAGGGTGCGCCTGTAACAAAATAAAATAGCTTTTTTTCGATTCGGAAGAATCGCTTGTGAAAGCGGAAGGAAGTGAACAAAATGGCTTTACATTCAAGATGGGTAGCTAGTGATTTACAATTTTATGATGGGACACAAATTATCTGTAAGATACCTCGAACAAGTACTGGTGATACCACTTTCGAATATGGTTCATCTGGTATAGGTATTGATGTAAAATTTTGGGGAAGTACCGGTAGTAAATATATGTTATGGGATAATTCGGCTGATAAATTTAATATGTCTGGTACTGCTGGTAAAACTACTACTGGTTCTATAGCAATAACCACTATAACCGTCGCAGGGGGAATTGTTACTCAATGTTCTTAATAATAAAATAGAGGCTTTGCGGCGTGCCTTTAAACGCCGCTATTAAAAAATGGAGGTAATTATGGGAAAAGAAAACGTTGAAATAGTAGAGTTAAATGAAATATCAAGGGTATATATGTTTCCTAATAATCAGGAACTTAAAATAGAAGGTGCAAAAGTATGTTATGTGAATGCAAACGGGACTCACCGATTACAGAATGAAA